TAATATTACCCCCCACCCTAGTGGGACAAGAACAGGAACATCTAGAATGTTCTAAAATTTTGTAACGTCTTTTTAGAATTTTTAAAAAAAAAATATTTCCACTAATATTATTTATGAAAGTAGACTTTGATTTTATAATTCACATTTTTCACATATGGCTAGGAGAAAATATTTCAGAAGAAATCCTTACAGAAGAAGATTTAAAAGACGAAATTATCGATTTAGTTCACGAAGAAGATCAGGATTTAGAAGATGGAGAGTTGCAAGACAAAAAAACTTAGTCTTTTCAAATTCACAGCTTGTTACATTGAGATACTGTAAGAATATTCAACTCAATCCAGCCAATGGCGCAACTATATCAGTAGCAACATTTAGAGCAAATGACATATATTTTTGTGATGGATTAGCAGGATCAGAACCTAAAGGTACAACAGAATGGGAAGGATTTTATAATCACTATTTAGTCATAGGATCAAAAATGACAGCAATGTTCAACTCAGGATCATCAACAACATCAAACGGTGCAGGAACAGTAGGTGTAGTACTTACAGATACGTCTAACGTAGCATACATAAATAATACGGATGTTATGACAGAGCCTAGAGCAAGATGGAAGATAATCGGTAATCAAACAGGTACAGGTACAAAGACTATTACAAAGGGTTACAGTCCCAAGAAGTTCTTCACGATTCACAATTTATTGGATAATCAAGAGCATTATGGAGCCCCAGTATCAGTTTCCCCCCCAGAGATAGCATTTTTTCAGGTATTCTTTGCCCCTCATGCAGCTAGTGCAGGAACCGGAGGACCATGGGTTACCGTTATTATAGACTATAAAGTTATGTATACAGGACCTAAAAGAATTGCACCGTCTTAAATTTTTATGATTTTTAAAAAAAAAATATATTTCAGTAATAAAATAAAAATGTCATCAAGAAATTATGTTTTAACAATTTATGATTTTAATCTTTTACCAAAACTACAAGATTCTGCAATTAGATATTCTGCATATACAGATGAAATATGTCCAACAACAGGACGACCACATAAACAAGCATATATTGTGTTATATAAAAAACAGAGACCTTCATTTGTCAGAAAACTATTTCCTAATACATATAATCATATTATGAATGGAACATTAGAACAAAATGATATCTATATTTCAAAGAAGAATACACAACAGATTCATGAGTATGGAGATAAACCAATGACACAAGAAGAAAAAGGAGAAGAGGGTGCAGCATATTGGCGAGAACAATTAGAATTAGCTAAGAAAGATCCATCATTATGTGATCCTAAACTACAGATCATTCATCATCGTAATTTAGAAGCCATACACGAGAAAGCTAAAAGAGTCAAACTATCTGATTTAGACAAACTGGACAATTGGTGGTACATAGGATGCACTGGTACAGGTAAATCCAGAACAGCGAGGCAATTGTACCCAGATGCCTATATCAAGCAGTGTAACAAATGGTGGAATGATTACGATGGAGAAGAAACAGTAATTATAGATGATCTTAACCCAGACCATAAGTTCATGGCAAACTTTATAGATCAATGGTGTGACCACTATCCATTTCCGGCTGAATTTAAAGGAGGACAAAAAACAATTAGACCAAAAAGGTTTATAATAACTACTAGATATACAATAGAAGAAATTTTAGGAGAAAATAATTTTTCACAAATTGAATCCTGGAAAAGGAGATTTCAAATAAAAGAATTTTAACCAAACGCATTTGTTTACCTGACTATCATAAAATTGCGACGAGGGGGGTCCTTGGCCCCCCCGAGGCGCACACATACTGTACATAACCTGTCTCGAACTATAAATTATAGCACTTAGGGGGTCTGGGGGGGGCGGAGGCCCCCCCCGGGTTTGAGTGCGTAAAAACAAACCACATAAACCATGTACTAGGGTGGGGGGC